AAAACATCTCCAGCTTCTAACTTTTCTTCTGATCTAAGTTCTCTAAATCCTGTTCGCCACGCATAATCTTCAAATAAAGGATTCTCTAAAAATTCCTGTGGTGTCATATTTCTTGCATAATCTTTCAGTTTTATACTTTTTTCTTGTGCGTACCAATCAACAACTAAACTCCAGCAATCAGTGACACCCCATACCCACGGTCTGCCCAGTAATTCTGGAACGTAACCTTCGGGAATACATTCACCCCATTCACCTGTTTTGGGGTTAACAATATGCCAAGGTAACTTACTATGCTCACAGCTAATACGATCAGCTTGGCTTGGTATTGGAGGTGTTGTCGGATGACTATGAACAACAGCAGTTATTTCTCCCAAGCTATCTGCCTTTACATAATCTTCTGGATTTAAAATAAATTCCTGATGATTTGTTATTGCTAAATTTTGACAAGGATAATATTTATG